AATACCCAAGCTTGTGCAGCTGACTCATTAGATACATCCTACTGGGCAGTAGGAGGATTTGGCACAGGTGTAACTATATATACATCTCAAAACGGCTCAGGCACTATTAGTGGCGGAAGCTACTTTACTATGGATAGTGATGGAACTTGTTACTTAAGTACAGGTACTGGAGCTGTTTATCCATCCAGTATCTGCTGTGTAATAGAAGGAACTTTAATTAGTACTTCACCAAGCTCATCAGTAGCTGTAGAAACTCTATCTGTGAGTGATGAAGTATTATCTAAAAATATAGACTTATTTGATGATGATATGACTGTTGAAGAACTAAGAGTATGGAGTGGTAGTAATATAGACGGTAGTCAATCACAAGCACTAGTTACTGCAAATATAGAAAGCACAGTTAAAAAAGTACTTAATTTTAATAACGGTGCAATAAAAACTACAACTACTCATACACATGTAGTTAAGAGAGGCACAGAATGGATTACTAGAGCAGCTAAAACTATACAGGTAGGAGACTACTTTGAAAACATAGAGGGAGAATTAGTAGAGATTACCTCTATAGTTGAAGAAACTGGAACGTATAAGGTTTATACATTAAATGTAGAAACAGATGATGTTTATTATGCAGGGGGAGTATTAACACATAATGATAAGTAAAGTAGTAAATAAAAGATTAAGTTCTTATATTAATATTTATAATAAAATTTAAATGGCAGTTTATTTAGTAAAAGGAGCAAGAGATAGTGTTATCGGTAATATATCCGATGCAGGCCCTTTTGAAATATATTTAAATGCTGAGGAGGAAACAGCAAGAGCTGGTAATGCAGCTAACGACTTATTAGTTCATAATTTATATGACGCTACCGACTCCAAGCTGGAAGATATTAGCGTAGATGGTATCTTATTTACTGATGTAGTATCTAAAGAAAGTTTAAATGCTGGATTAGGACTAACAACTACCGCAACAGGTCCCCAGTTTATCTTTAGAAGCGTTAGTAACTGTACTAACGGATTTACTTATATTCCACCTACACCTACTCCTACACCGACAGTAACACCATCTGTTACACCATCTGTAACACCAACCACATCTGTAACACCATCTATTACCCCATCGGTAACCGCAACCGTTACTCCTACTATATCAAACACTCCCAGTATTAGTGTAACACCATCTATAACCCCTACGGTATCAGTAAGCATAAGTACCACACCAAGTACCTCTGTAACTCCATCCGTAACACCAACTATAAGTAATACTCCGAGTATATCTATTACTCCATCTATATCTAACACCCCTGGAGTCTCTAGTACACCTGCTAGTACTCCTCCAAGCACTCCACCAGCAGTAGGTTCATCAAACGGTCAAGTTACCTTTAGTGGAGTTAGTAGATCTAGTTCTGGAACTATTACAGGTACTATAAACGTCTCAATGACTAGCTATAATATTAACAGTCATGTGCACGTAGATATATATGCCTACGGTAATAGCGGTTATGCTACCGACAATAGCGCTTACTATGTAGGTAATGCTAGCTCTGTTTCAAGTAACCCTACTGCCACGTTTTCAGTATCAGATTCAGATTGGGCTGATTATGCAAACGGCGGAGGTACTGTAACTGTAAGAGCTATACTATACTTAAACTCAGATCAACAAGATATTGAGTACACATATGTAACAGTTCCTTCAGCACCATCGCCTACAAGGACTCCCAGCAATACTCCACCAGCATCCGTAACACCATCAAATACACCACCAGTACCATCACCTACAAGAACTCCAAGTACAACACCTCCAAACTCTCCCCTAAACAGGAACAGTGATTATATTTACGGAGCCGGATCTACTAGTTGCTCAGCAGCTTGTTCATCTGGAACTTCAACAAGAGTATATTATACTGATAATTTCCTCTCTGGAGGTACAATATTATATAGTAGTGCAACAGGATACGGACTAGCAACTAGTGGATATTTTGAATACGAAGGTTGGTGTTATTATAATTCCGCTGCAGTTTATGAACTAAATGAGTGCGATGAATACAGTGTAATAGAAGGAACTATGATCGCTACTTCTACAAGTTCATCAATAGCTGTAGAAGATTTAGAAATAGGAGACGAAGTACTATCTAAACATGTAACTGGTTTACCGGATTCTGGTGATGGTCGAGAAGCGATTAAATCTTGGAGTGCTGATAATATAGATGGTAATCACAGTACTGCACTTGTTGTAACTAACGCTTCAATTGATACTACCGGAATATACAACTTTAATAACGGTGTTTTATTAACCACTCGTAAACATATGCATATGGTCAAAAGAGATGGTTTATGGAAAATATTATACTCATTCGAAGTAACGCCTGGAGATATTTTTGAAGATATTAACGGAGATGAAATACAAATAACTTCTGTAGAAATAGAAGATAGAGCAGTAAAAGTATATAGTCTAAATGTAGAGACAGACGATATGTATTATGCAAACGGAATATTAACTCATAACGATAGGTAAAGGGTATGCCAATAAGTATTTTTCAATTTTCGAATACAAAGCCTCAAAACGGTACTATAAATTTTCTCTATTCTCAATCAATAGAAGATAGTGGAAATTTTACTATTATAGGAGCAACAATTCCTTTCGAAAGTGCTAACGGTATCGATATAGAAAACTCCCTACAGCAACTTACAGAATTTACTGTAAATAAAAAAGATGCAGCAGAAACTATAGATAAGGTAGTATTTGATGTATCTGAAAAAACTAGAAAAAGTGGATATTATTTTGTACAATTTAATCAGTCTAGCTATATAAATAATGAAACATTCGTAGTAGGGGATAATAATACCTTTGTGAGTGAAAGTTTCGTTACCTCTAGTACCGGAGCTTCTGGGTCATTTACCTCAAACCAAAATGGCTCATACGGTAGCATACCAGAAGCCTCTTTGAATGAAGCAGTATTAGTAGATCCATTTATTGTGGGGTCATTTACCAACTCTGATTTTGAACCTTTAATAAGTAACGCTACTACCTTAGAACCTAATACGTTTCAATTTTTAGTAGATAGAAACGAAGGTCAAGTTAATCCTAAAAACTACCAAGCCATTGTTAGTAGGTCAGCAGCAAAAGCGAACCTTCAAGATTCTAATTACACAGATTCTGGTATAATAAATGCTAGGTATGATGGTACAAAGTTAACTAGCGGTAGCGTTGTAGGAGACGATCCTGGTATGTCTTTCTTAAGATTTGGTGGTTCAATTCACAATGACGATGCTGATAATGCTACTATTGTTGCTATTAGCCCTCAAGAAAGGGTTATAGAGCAAATTTATTTTAATTTTGACAATACTAAAATTATAAGTTCATCTGCTAGTGAATCATCATTTTCAAGTATACCCCAGGAAGGTCACTACCTGTATAACTATGATAACAATATAAACAGGTATAGTAGATTAGTAAATAGTAAAATCTTTAACCTTGAATCAGGAGCAGTAATAACTACTGATAACGCAGGATTAGTTATTGCAAGATCAGCTAACTTAGTTATTGATCCTAGTCCAACTCCTAGTCCAACTATATCAACATCCTTAACACCATCAGCTACACCTAGTATTACACCATCGATTACGGTTACACCTAGCGTTACACCGACTATTTCGGTTACACCTAGTATTACACCAACGATCTCGGTTACACCATCTGTAACACCCAGTATTACAGTAACACCAAGTACATCACCATCATCATAACATGAAACAAATTTATTTTAATTATTATAGATATTTATAACAAACACACATAAAGAAATGGGATATTTAAATAACTCTGTAGTAACCGTAGATGCAATTCTCACTAAAAAAGGTAGAGAATTACTAGCACGAGGGGACGGTTCTTTTAAGATCACTCAATTTGCATTAGCAGATGACGAGATCGACTACACACTCTACAATCCGAGCCATCCCTCAGGTTCTGCTTTTTATGGAGAAGCAATCGAAAACATGCCGCTATTAGAAGCCTTTCCAGATGAAAATCAAATAATGAAGTACAAACTAACTACTCTACCAAGAGGTACTTCTAAACTTCCAGTACTAGATCTCGGATTCGCCTCTATTACTCTTAAACAAGGAGCATCTTTAGCTATTACCCCTCAAACGCTAAACTATTTAGGAGCAACAACAAGCTTTGAAGCAAATGGATATACAGCAACAATTGCTGATACTAGAGTACTAAGTTCGCTTACCGGGGTAGGAATAAGCACAGAAGAAGCAGAAAGGTTAAATAGTACTACTACAGTAGGTACAAATGTATCAAAAACTGTAATTGGTACTTCTATTAATTTAACAGCAACTGCTATCAATACTTTATTCGGTACTAGAACACAATTGCAAACAACTATAACAGTAATAGGTAGAGACTCTGGTGCACGTCTTACATTACCTGTTACTATTACTAAAACTAATTAATTTATAAAAGATGTCGTTTAAAAGATTTGACCCTCAAGATATAGTAATTAGTGCTGAAGCCGTTACCGCACCGGTATGGAGTAACTCAGTAATAGAACTAAGTACTTTTTTTACCTCATCAGCACAAGTAGCTGGAGCATCAGGAGCATACTATAATAATATTTATCAGACAGCTTCTGATGATACTACTGCAGCAGTTCAATTCTCTGTAGCATACGGAGATATAGTAGGATCGGGTTCCTTACATTTCAATTTAGCTGTAACTGGAGCTTCTCCTTCTAAAACTATCTACGGTCAATATAGATCATTAGTATTAGGAGATGAAGAAGGAAACTTCGTATTCGGTTCTGAAACTGGATCTCACTTCTATGTTATATCAATCGATAGAGCAAGATATAAAGAAAAATTACTACCAGGTACTTTTAGTTTAGTACTATCAGGCTCAGATGATAATGCAGACGGAGCTCTTTTAAATTTAACTGATAACAGTCAAGTAGCAACTACTACTAACTTTAACGATGCTGGTAGAGTATTCGAAGTAGTATCAGGAAGTTTAGGTAATGTTTACACAGGAGTAACCGCAACAGGTCATTCTAAAGCTTCAGGTTCCTATGGATTTTTCTTACCAGATGTTGGTATTATAATTCTAAATGGAAAAACATTAGACGGTTCATCTGCTAACTCAGAAGGGGGAATAAATTTAGGTACTATACGTACGATGAATACTGAAGGAAGTGGTTCAGAAAAATTATTTAATGCTATTGAAAAAGGAGCATCATTTAAGCTTAATTCTGAAGAAACTATTTCTTCTAACTTTGTATTTGTAAGAGCAAGAAATGCGGAATTTAATTACTCTGCTAATCCTTCTAACGTAACAGGATCAGGTGAGCTAAGACACGATGTAATGGTTAACAACCCACAAGCTTATGCTACTTCAGTTGGACTGTATAATGATAATAACGATTTACTCGCAACTGCTAAACTATCTAGACCGTTACTTAAAGATTTTACTAAAGAAGCATTGGTCCGTATAAAGCTTGACTTTTAATGAATGGGAGCGTACAAAAAGTTAAACAAACAAGATGTGTACATTACATCATATGAGGCGAATAAATCTTACCATATAGTTGGTGATAATGAATTTGAATCATTTGATGTAGATGGGTTCTATATTTTATCTAGCTCAGGAGATTACTTTCCTCAATTTTTCCACAACTATACTGGCAATTCAGGAACAGTCTATAATGTTATTTTGAGCTATAATAGTTTGCATCATCTGTACTATTCTAATTTTACTTTTGAATCTGAAGTAACCAACCAAAAATTACAATCAGGGTCTTTCGATAACTATATAATGTCATCTTTATCGACAGGTTCATATAAGACTGGATTTAGGAATCTTCCTGATAGGTCAAACGTTTTTTCAGTTCCTAGGAAGCATACAGGTATGGGAATAAAACCCAACTCATTTATTTTATCTGTATCAGGAGCAGCAGCCTTAGATTCTTACTCAGGCTCATTTTTCATAAGCGGATCAGATTATATAGAAGATGGACTTGACGGATTACCTCAAAGCTCAGATGATTATGTAGCAGCTCCTACTCCAGAAGAGTTATTAAGATCCGGTCCAGGTGCTGAAATAGTTGATGATGGAGAAGGAAACTTAGTAATTTCTTCTTCTAATTTTCTTTCAGAAACCGGAAGCTTTAAAGTTGGTGATATAATTTACCCTCACGGTTTATTTACTCTCACTTCTGGAAGTATGTTAAATTATTATAACACTGATTTAGATTTAAAATGGAAAGCAACCCACCCTATTTATACATATAATGTTAGATGTCAGGTAAAAGATCATGAATTAAACTTTACTCAACATCCGTCAGCGATTACAGGTTCAGAAGGAATACTTCATAATAATGTAACAGGAAGTACTTTTCAACCTTATATTACAACAGTAGGATTATATAACGATTCAGATGAATTATTAGCAGTAGCTAAGTTTGGTCAACCGGTACCTAAATCTGATAGTACTGAAATGACATTTGTAGTAAAATTAGATATGTAAATAAAAAAATTATGTCTCAGATAACTCTTAGAATAGCAAAAGGTTCAGCTCTGACTCAATCAGAGATGGATGACAACTTAAAGAATTTAATAAATTCCGCTTCGGTAGATATTACTACCGGACAACTATCTTTATTTACTTCTGAAAGTTCTGGAGCTGAAAAAGCGATAGATGTTAGACCTCAATGGTTTGGACTTAGCGGTTCATCAAGTACAGGAGTAGCTTCTATAACAGGTTCTCTTTTAGTAACTGGGGATATAACAGCACAGCAATTCAATACAGAAATAATTTCCTCATCAACTATATTTGAATCAGGTTCAACTATATTTGGTGATGATAGTAACGATACTCATCAGATAACAGGGAGCCTACTGGTTACTGGTTCTGAAACTTTAGAAGGTAATTTAACAGTAATAGGACAAGAAGTTCTATCCGGCAGCTTAACAGTATCTGGATCCGCTACAATTACTGAAGCTATCGACTCTACTGGTATGTCTAGTAAGATAAGATTTCATTATAATCAATTTGATGACTTACCTTCTGCTACTACTTATCATGGAATGTTTGCTCACGTACATGCAACTGGATCAGCATACTATGCTCATAGTGGAGGCTGGGTAAGATTAGCTCAATCAGCTTCGTTTGCTGTACCTATAGCTACTTTAACTGCAGCAAGTGCATCACATGAAACGGCTATCAATACTCTTAATGCTAAAACATTAGTATCTTCATCTGACCAAATTGCAGATGAAATATCAGGATCATTAGGAGTAAATGGTGCATTAATAAGATCTCTAACAGGAACTGTTATATCAGGATCATTCACATCAACTTCATCAAGCTTAGCTGCCGACATTACAACAAATTCATCAAGCTTAGCTGCTGATGTAGCAACAAACTTAGCTAGTATAGGTACACTAACAACAGATAAAGCTGATGCAAATAAGGTATCAGGTTCATTAGGTGATAATGCTACTTTAATTAGGTCTTTAACAGGTACTATAATATCCGGTTCATTTACTTCAACTTCAGCAAGTTTAGCTGCTGACATTGCAACTAATCTAGCTAGTGTAGGTACATTAACAACTGACAAGGCTAATAAAAATGAAATTACAGGATCATTCACACTAACTTCAGCAAGCCTGGCTACTGACATCACAGCAAACCTAACCAGTATAGGTACATTAACAAGTGATAAAGCTAATAAAAGTGAAATATCAGGTTCATTAGGTGATAATGCTACTTTAATAAGATCACTTACAGCAACAAGTATCTCTGGTTCATTAGGAGTAAATGCTAGTTTGATTAGGTCTTTAACAGGAGTAATTATTACAGGTTCTTTTGCAGCAGATAGTGGTTCGTTTAGTACTAGAATAGGTACTTTGGAAGCTGCTGGTGGAGCTACACCTGGAATAGTATCTTCTTCTGTAGTTGGTGATGCACAAGGTCAAATTAAAATAAACGATGTAAATGTAAATGTAAAAGACTTACAGACTACTAGCGATGTTACATTCGCCGACATAACTGGTTCAGGTTTACTTTCAGTAACCGGAACAGGTACTTCTCAATTTACTAGTCATTTGAAAGCTCACTGTCTAGGTATTGGAACAGATCCATCTGGTACTACAGGAGAGATTAGAGCTGCGGGTGATATTACTGCATACTATTCTTCTGATGAAAGATTAAAAGAAAATATTACTAATATAAAAGAGCCTTTGCAAAAACTTTCTTATATTAATGGTGTAGAGTTTGACTGGATACCTAAAGAAGGTATTCACTCTAATGAAGGGCATGATGTAGGAGTCATTGCTCAAGAAATCGAAAAGGTGCTACCTGAGTTAGTAACTGATCGAGAAAACGGATTTAAAGCCGTACGTTATGAAAAAATTGTCGCGTTATTGATTGAAGCAGTTAAAGAACAGCAGTTACAAATCGATGAGCTAAAGTCAAAGCTCTAGCGACAGAAACCAAATTATATGGAAATGACACTACCTTCCTGGAACTACCAGGGTAGGATCTTCAACGATATATCAGACTTCCCAAAAGGTACATACGGGTTTATATACGAAGTACTACATAAACCTACCGGTCTAAAGTATCTTGGTAAAAAAGTATTGCGATTCGAAAGAAATAAAAGATTAGGAAAAAGAGCGTTAGAAGCTTTAAGAGAAGAAAGAAAAGCAAAAGGTATCGGAGGACGTACTCCTCTTAAACAGAAGATCATTACCGAGTCGGACTGGAAAGATTATTATGGTTCCCATCCGAAAATAAAACAGCTTGTAAAAGAATCTAAAGACCTTAGAGCAGATTTCGAAAAAAAAATACTTGATTTTGTTCCTAACAAAAAGCTTCTTACATATTATGAGTGTAAACACCTATTTATAAATGACGTCCTTGAGACATATAGTCATCAGTATATAAATGATAACATCTTAGGGAAGTTTTATAGAAAAGATTTTATAGATGAAACTAAGTAAGGTAATTTTAGAAGAAAATTGTGGGTGTGGACAAACACCTTGTAAGACTTACGGTGTTAACGAAGAGCTTAATGTAGCTAGAAAACAGCTGCAAAAAATGGTTCAAGATCACGGAAAAGATCACGTGATGGATATGATACTTAACATACAAGATGAAAATGTATTAGACGAACTCGTTGATGAGTTACAAAGACAGTAATATGATTAAACTAAAAGAAGTAATAGGATACCCATCCTTACAGTATCACATAGACAACGGACTATCATTACATGAGCATGTCTACCGTTATAACTCTAAAGCCTTTATACAATTGTTTAAAGAAGCAAGAGAAGCTCATAGCAACGAAGAAATTGAGTTGAGCGAAGAAGATATAGAGCTTTTAGAGACTACTGATATTGGTGAATATGGAGATTATAATGGAATTAAAGTTCCTTTAGATCTACCTATGGTTTCACCTAAACATAATAATGCATTGTTTGAAATAGGCTGCATGATTGATAACATGATTGAAAACGAGGATACGATTGACGAAGCTATGAGTATAGACGAAATGATCGATTACGATCTAGTCAAAGAGCTTGTCGAATCAATCGGCGGTACTATTAATATGGAGAACTTTAGAAAAGCTGTTAACTTACAGAATGAAACTTTCGACTATAATGGTTTCGATATGCTAAAAGCATCTGTAGACTATATTCCTGAAGCAGAATATAAAGGTAAAAAAGTTGCACTTAACAAACCAAAACGTGGAGGATCTAAAAAGTTCTACGTTTATGTTAAGTCAAAGAAAGGAAACGTTAAGAAGGTATCATTCGGTGATACCGGACTTTCAGTTAAGTTGAAGCAAAGAGGAGCTAGAGCATCCTTTGCAGCAAGACATAAATGTGCTCAAAAGAAAGATAAAACAAAAGCAGGTTATTGGTCATGTAATATTGGCCGTTATTGGAAATCATTAGGTGGATCATCAAACTTCTCAGGTTACTGGTAGACCTTATTCTGAAAAAAAAGAAGACGGTTATTTAATAAGAGAGTTCTCTCAAGATACTCCCTCATTTGAATTTGTATGGCATAGAGATAAAGAAGATCGGTATGTTCAAGCTATGCATGATAACGACTGGTCTTTCCAATTAGACAACGATATACCCCGTAAGTTAGTAAAAGATAAGCTATTTATACCAAAAGAAACATATCATCGTTTAATTAAAGGAACAGGTGATTTAGTTGTTAAGATATGGCAAGAGGATTAACCGTCGGTAATTATATAGATAAACCTAAGAGAAAGAGACCAGGTGTTCATGCCAAGTCTAAAACATCAAAGTTAAAGACTTCTCGCAACTATAAAAAATTATATAGAGGACAAGGAAAATGAAATTAAGTGATATCATACTCGAAAATAAAAGTATAACTTTATCTTATACTGACCCTGGTAGTACTCTTTATTCTATTTCTATAAATGGAGAAAAGCAAAGAAATAGAGAGCAAGTAGATAAAGCAATTCAAATGATTAAAAAGATTACAGGTTTAGAAGTTCCTCGTAGAGCAATGTATCATTCAGACGAAGTTCAAGATATTGTAGATGCATTAAGAAAAAAAGGATATGACGCAGAAGTTTATCCTATGGACGTAAGTTAATTATAAAATTGGAATCATGAAGTTATCAAAAATAATACTCGAAAATAAAAATTATGTTCTGAGAGAAGAGCTTAATTTATCAGATAGCGATGTTATTAAATTAGCAGAAGCTATTACAAATAAACTTCAGGACTATTTAGATATTGATAACAGAACATTATTACATCAATCAGTTTCAGCTGCTATAGGAGATCTTTTGCAAAATAACGAAATATAAGTTGTTTGTTAAAAATTAAGTTCTTATCTTATCCTATAGATACGGACGAATTATATGGACTACACTTTCCTTTTAGGATCCATTGAAAACATATTGGGTAAAAGTCATAAGAGAGCTAGAGATAACTATGCCTTTCACTGCCCTTTTTGTAATCATCATAAACCTAAGCTTGAAATAAACATGCATACTAATGAGGAAGGAAAGAATCCTTGGGAATGTTGGGTATGTCAAACAAGGGGTAGAACTATTCGTTCTCTACTTTACCAACTTAAGACTCCTAAAGATCAAGCTTCTGAAATTTTAAAGTACTTACCAAAAGGTTCTTTTATAGAATTTAAAGGACTATCTATTATAGAACTACCAAAGGAGTATCAACCGCTTTATAATTCATCACCTACTTCAGTTATAGCAAATTTAGTAAAAAAATATCTATATGAGAGAGGACTTACCAATAATGATTTTATTAAATATGGGATTGGATACTGTACATCTGGAGAGTATGGAGGACGAGTTATTATCCCAAGTTATTCTGAATCCAATACACTCAACTTCTTTGTTGCACGATCTTATGATGGCAACTATTTTAAGTACAAAAATCCAGAAACAAGCAAAGACATAATATTCTTTGAAAATTTAATTAACTGGAATCAACCAATTATTTTATGTGAAGGTGTTTTTGATGCAATAGCTATCAAACGAAACGCTATTCCTTTATTAGGTAAAAGTGTATCTACCTCACTCTACAAAAAAATTATTACCAATAAAGTAAATGATATATACGTAGCTCTCGATACTGATGCTAAAGACAGGGCATTAGAAATAGGAGAGAAATTTCTTAATCAAGGTAAAAGAGTATTTTTAGTTGACTTACCCGACAAAGACCCATCCCAAATGGGCTTTAAACCTTTTACCGAACATATTCAAACTGCAAAAGAGTTAGACATTTCTAGTCTAATGATGCACAAACTAGACCTATGATTAAACAAGGTATGAATATTCTCGAACAAAACGAGAAAAAAAGACTTGACTTTAACCCCGATTTAAAGCAAATTAATTTTTTAGACCGCAGAGTCTATAAGAGAGGCGAAGGAGTATATTACCCGTCCGTAACAACTATACTCCAATACATGCCCAAGAATAAGTTCTTCGAAACATGGATGAAGGACGTTGGGCATAACGCCGATCTGATTATGAGAAAAGCAGGTAAAGAAGGTACCCAGGTACATGAAGCTGCAGAAAAATTAATAAGAGGTGAAGAAGTATCATGGATGGACGATTATGGTAATGCAAAATATTCTCAACTAGTATGGGAAATGATATTAAAATTTCATGATTTTTGGATTACCCATAATCCAAAACCTATCTCAGCAGAAGATTTTGTATATTCTGATAAATATAAATTTGCAGGTACTGCCGATTTAGTAGTAGAAATGGATGGTGAAACGTGGTTATTAGATTTAAAAACTTCTAATAGTATACATAAGTCGTATGATTTACAACTAGCAGCTTATGCTAAAGCACTAGAAGAAACTAAAAACATAAAG